TCAAGTACGTTAGCCGTTGGCGAGACAAGGGTGGCATTGCTGACCTTGAGAAAGCCAAACACTACATTGATATGCTGATTGAGTTTGAAAGCCGATGAAATACGACCTTGACAGCCAAGAACAAGCCACGGCGTTAATGAACAACCTTTGGCCCAAGGTCAAGGCTGCATTGGCGGCAGGGCGTAAGCTGACGCTAGAAGTCAAAGACGCAAAACGCACCAACGAGCAGAACGAGAAGTTTCACGCCATCATTGGCGATATTGCAAAGCAAGCACAGCATTTAGGTGCTAAGTGGGATGCCGAAGATTGGAAACGACTTTTGGTGGATGAATTTTGGAAACAGCAAGGAATCACAGCGGGAAAAGTTATTCCAAATTTGTCTGGCGATGGAATCGTTCAACTTGGTATGCAAACAAGCAAGTTTGACAAGCATCAAGCAAGCGAGTTTGTGGAGTTTTTGTTAGCCTGGTGTGCCGAGAATGGCGTAGAACTGAAGGAAACAATATGAAACAAAATGAAATCATTGAGATGGCTATAAAGGCAGAACTCAATTTATATGTTCACGACCTAACAGAGAAGCAATATATTCAAGTGATTGAATCTTTTGCCAAACTAGTAGCAACTAAAGAGCGTGATGCACTTGTACTGCTTTTAAGAAACTTGGCAGATGACCACACGCCAAGTGAATGTGCAGACATTATTTGTGCTTTGCAATCGTTAGGTGCAATCCAAGCAAGAGGTAAAGTGTGAAAAAACAATGTAAGCGCCGTGTGTGGTCAACCAACATCAACCCAATAGCCCACGCAATCGCTGGCGCTGCTGTGTCTGACAAGCAATCTTTGGACAAACTGCGCCTTTGTGAGCTTTCAGCCATTGACGCAATGACCAAAGGCATGGGAACAACAGAAGATTGGCGATGGCTGGCTGACGTTATCAACATTGCCGAAACAATGGGCAAAGCTGGCATTGGTCCTGAAGTGCTGCCGTATTGCCAAGAAGCCCAGACTGCAATGCTGGATGCCGCCAAACGCTACCAAGAAACCAAAAAGATGGGTTTATCAGGCGCAGGAATCAAAGCAATCAAGGATGTGTGGGAGTTTCACGACCTTCAGCGCACCAGCATCCCAAGGTCAGATTACGAAAAGATGATTCGTAAAACTGCCAATTACATTAAAAGTCACGGCAAAGATGTGGTGGAAATAGCATGATTCACTATCACGGATTACCAATTACGCCAGCAACTGCTGCCGCCAAAGCAATTGACGCAGGACACGCTTTTGTTTCGTTTGCACATTCTGACCAACTTTCGGTAGCAATTGAAGTTTGTCAATCGTTTGCAATTGATAACGGGGCGTTCTCAGCTTGGAAAAGCGGCAAGCCAATTGAAGATTGGACTGCTTTTTATGATTGGGCGCTAAACCTAAAGAAAGTGCCATCTTGTGACTTTGCGGTAATTCCAGACGTAATTGACGGAACAGAAGCCGACAACGATGCGCTTTTGCGTGATTGCCCATTACCTAACTGGTTTGGCGCTCCTGTTTGGCATATGCACGAAAGCCTAGAACGATTGGAGCAATTAGCAAACACATACGTTCGGGTTTGCATTGGCAGTTCTGGTGAGTTTGCGACTGTCGGAAGCCAAGCCTGGTGGTCAAGAATCGGTCAGGCAATGCGAATTCTTTGTGATGAGCAAGGAAGGCCATGTTGCAAACTTCATGGCTTACGGATGCTTGACCCTGCCGTTTTTACCAAATTGCCGTTTGCATCGGCTGATAGCACAAACATTGGTCGTAACGTAGGCATAGACAACAATTGGAAGGTTGGCAACTATTTGCCGCCTACCAAAGAAATGCGAGCTGCTGTAATGCGCTCACGAATTGAATCCCATAACGCCCCTGCTGTTTGGGGCTTTCATCAAGTTGAACAAGGACTTTTACTGTGATTTATCCAATTATTTACATTGTTGCGCTAGTGGCTGCTAACTTATTGGTCGCCATGATTGGCCCGTGGTTTAGTGTTGTCAATTCTTTTGTGTTGATTGGCTTAGACCTAACGCTACGAGACAAATTACATGATAAATGGAATGGCAATCCATTAAAGATTGGTGGATTGATTGCCGTGGCTGGCGCTGTCAGCTACTTGTTAAACCCTGCATCTGGTCAAATTGCGATTGCAAGCGTTGTTGCTTTCACTTTGTCAATGGCGGCTGATTCGTTCGTTTACCAGAAACTTAAGAATCAACCTTGGGAAAAGCGCACCACAGGCTCAAACTTGGCTGGCGCTGCCGTAGATTCTTTGGCTTTTCCAACCATTGCGTTTGGTGGGTTGATGCCTGAAATTGTGGCAATGCAATTTGTATCCAAGGTTGTAGGTGGGTTTATTTGGACTAAGTTAATCAAATGATGATTCCAAAATTTAACTATTTCAGAAGCAAGAAGCATCTTCAGAATGTAGCCAGCCTACCTTGCCAAAACTGCTATGTAGAAGGCCAAACCCAAGCTGCTCACAGCAATTGGGTTGATTTGGGTGGCAAAGGCCGTGGGCTGAAGGCTTCAGACGAATACACGGCAGCACTTTGCCAAAGTTGCCATGCCCAAGTTGATAGCGGCGCTAAATTGACCAAAGACCAGCGCCGTTATCTGTGGTTAATGGCTTGGCAAAAGACCATCGCACAACTAAAACGAGAAGGCAAATGGCCTGAAGAACTTAGCCGTGAGCTTTAGAAGCTGGCATTTTCTCGTGGCGCTTGAGTTCTTTTTCCAAAGCCGCGATGCGCTTCATTTCGTTGCGATGCTCTTTTACGGGTTCGTAATGACCTGTTGGGGTCTTTTTGGATTTCATGTCGCCAGAGACTTTAAAATTGGTAGCCATAGGATTTCCTGTTAAAATTGCATTGACATTGTGCCACCAACGGCATAAAGTTACCAAACAACTTCCTAAAGGAAAAATCATGGGTAAGATGGATTCAAACAAAGGCATCCCTAGCACTACTGGCGCTAAAGCACCAATGGGCGCAACTTCTTCTGACCGTAGCGGCGAGCGCAGCGGTATGCTCAAGGGCGGCGTGGCTCAAGGCATGGAAGACAAGACAGGTTCCGACAAATTGTTTAATACAGGTAAAACTTCTGGCGTTTGTTACGTCAAAGAGAAGGCCGCTTACCGTTAAAATAGCGAAGCCTCTGCAACCGTGAAGGGATTGCAAAGGCTTCTAACCAAACAACTGAGAAGGAGTTGAAATGGCTGAGATAGATTTTAGCTTGTCAAAAGACTTACTTCACGAACTGTTTGAGTATCGTGATGGTTTCCTATTTTGGAAAATAGCTAGACCCCATGTAAAAATTGGTCAAAAAGCTGGTCAGTTGGGTGACCGTGGTTATTGGAGAATTACGATTAACAACCGAATGTATCGGGCGCATCGTATTATTTTCTTGTTTCATCATGGTTATCTTCCAACTGAAATTGACCACATTGATGGTGATAGGCAAAACAACAAAATTGAGAATTTGCGACCTGCAACTCGTTCTCAAAACCTTTCAAACAAAGGTTTGTCAAGCAAAAACACATCTGGCGTTAAAAATGTTTCATGGGTAAAAGCCCGAAACAAATGGGAAGTCCAGGTGTACGTTGATAATAAAAAGACATTTGTTGGTAGATTTGATGATTTAGAAGTGGCAAAAAATGCTGCTATTGCCTTCAGAACTGAACATCATGGGGAGTTTGCCAATCATGGATAAAAACTGTAAGTTATGTGACCACTTCTGTGATAGTGGGCAAGCGATTGGAACTTGTCGGCGCTTTCCGCTGTTCCAAACCCGTTCACCAAATGAATGGTGCGGTGAATTCACGCCTGTGCCTTACTCAGAGCCTGTGCCTGATATGTTGGCATTGCCTGTTCGTGAAATGACGGAAGACAAGCCCAAACGCAAATACACCAAGAAGGTGGCGGCATGAACATCAAGCCATTGCGAGACAAAATCATTGTCAAACCTGAACAACGCTTTAAGTCTGAAGTGCTGGACTTAAGTAAGGTGGAAGGCTACCCAACGACAGGCCATGTGGTTGCTTTGGGTGACGAAGCTGAACGCCAAGGCCTAAAGATGGGCGATAAAGTCCATTTTGGTACGGTAGCAAACACAGCAAAAGACGAATATTTGAAGTTTGAACCGCTCAAGTTGGGCGATGACCAATGCCTGAAAATGAGCTGGCAAGACATTTGTTTTGTTGAAGAATGATAGTTAAAGAAAACATTTACACGCTGGCGCTGGCTTACGGCATAGCCAAGAAGCAGTTGGAGTTCTACAAAAAGAACGGCAACCGCTACTATGTCAGCTTGTATAAAGGCATCGTTTACTCGTTTGAGGAACGGTTCAAAAACCTGAATGAAGACATTGACCTTCTGTCTTACTTTGGCGAAACTAATGCTTAACTGTGATAACTGGTAAATACAAATGACAGACATAACCGAAACCCAAGAAAAGCGCCCTGTTGGTCGCCCGTCACTATACGACCCTGCTTATTGCGATAAAGTTGTTGAATTGGGTCGCATCGGTAAGTCTGTCGAGCAAATCGCAGCTATCCTGAACGTTTCATTAAGAACAATGTATTCATGGCGTGATGCACATGAGGATTTTTTGCACGCCTTGGATGATGCAAAGACTTATGAGCAAGCATGGTGGGAAGAACAAGCCGCTGCTTACATGGTCGAGAACAAGGAAAGTGACCGCTTGAACGCATCGTTGTGGTCGCGTTCAATGGCTGCACGATTCCCAAAGAAGTACCGTGAAAGCACAAAGACAGAGATTACGGGTGCTGATGGTGCGCCTTTGCTTTCAGGCATTAACGTGACGTTTGTGAAGCCAACAGAGGAATGAGCGAAGTCAACACCGCCATTGCTAATGCACAATTTCCCATCAAGCTGCAATGCTTGTTTGAGAAGTCACGCTACAAAGTTTTGTACGGTGGGCGTGGTGGCGCTAAATCATGGGGTGTGGCAAGGGCGTTGCTGATTAAAGCCGCCAAGGACCAATTACGCATCTTGTGCGCCCGTGAGTTTCAGACTTCAATCAAGGATTCGGTTCACAAGCTGCTTTGCGACCAGATTGAATCCCTAGGGTTAGGCTCGTTCTACGAGATTACACAAACCAGCATCCGTGGCAAGAACGGGTCAGAGTTCAGCTTTGTTGGCTTGAAGAACAACGTGGCAAACGTCAAGTCTTATGAAGGTGTGGACATTTGTTGGGTTGAGGAAGCGCAGACAACCAGCCGTTTAAGCTGGAACGTGCTTATCCCAACCATCCGAAAGCCCAATTCTGAGATTTGGATTACGTTTAACCCTGAATTGGAATCAGACGAAACTTATCAGCGGTTCGTGCTTCACCCGCCTGATGACTGCATCGTCGTCAAGATTAACTGGTCGGACAACCCTTGGTTTCCTGACACGCTCAGACTTGAGAAAGACCAGCTTAAAACACGCGACCCGCAAGCCTACAACGTTGTTTGGGAAGGCTTGTGCCGTCAAACAGTTGATGGCGCTGTGTTTGCCAAAGAAATGCAAGTGGCTGAGTTGGATGGGCGCATCACAAAGGTCAACTATGACCCCACAAAGCCTGTTCACGCCATCTTTGACTTGGGTTGGTCTGACGCTACTGCCATCTGGTTCTTGCAGTTTGTGGGCATGGAAACCCGAATCATTCGCTACATTGAAGGCAACCAGCAGACCATGAGCGAGTATCTGGCAAAGATGCAAACGTTTGGGTATATCTATGACACGCTTTGGCTACCGCATGATGCTGAAAACAAGACTTTGGCTGGCAATGGTCGCAGCATTGAAGAAATTGTCAGGGCTGCTGGCTACAAAACCAAAATCATTGGCAAAACCCCTATCTTGGACAGTATCAACGCTGCCAGAACCATCTTCAGAAACTGCTGGTTTGACCGTGACAATTGCCACGAAGGATTGCAATGCCTCAGACATTACCGTTACGATGTTGACCCAGACACCAAGCAGTTCAGCAAAACACCAGTCCACGACCAGTATTCCCACGGGGCTGACGCTTTCCGTTACATCGGTCTAATGATTAACGAACCCAAAGAGCGCAGAAAGCCGCGACCAATTCAAAATTACGGTGGCGCAAACAGCTGGATGGGCTAAAATTGGCAAACTTGTCAACATAGGACATATATGGCAGATGATTACGACCCACGGATTCAAGAAGCAATCGAATTCTTGAAATTGGCAAACGATGCCGATACGATGAACCGCCAAGAGGCGCTTGAAGACCTGAAATTTGGTGGTGGCGACCAATGGCCCGTGGAGTTGCAAAACTCACGCAATCTGGAATCACGACCTGTTATTACGGTCAACAAGGTGGATAACTATTGCCGCCAAGTCTGTAACCAACAGCGCCAGCAACGACCACGCATCAAAGTCCATGCAATGAACACGCATGACGATATGGTTGACGCGCAAGTGGTGCAAGGCATCATCCGTCACATTGAAGTCAATTCCAACGCTGACCACGCTTATGACAACGCTTTTGAATACGCTGTTCGCATGGGTTGGGGCTTTATGCGTGTGCGTACAGACTACGTTTCTGAAGATTCGTTTGACCAAGAAATCTTCATTGACCCTGTGGACAATCCGTTTACTGTGTATTTCGACCCTAATTCTGTGGCTCCTGATGGCTCTGACGCTGACCGTTGCTTAATTACAACAATGATGCCCAAGAAAGAGTTTTCAAAGCTCTATCCCAAGGCTTCTGTTGATGGCGGCACATCGTTTACACAGCGCGGCACAGGTGACAGCCAATCAGAGTGGATTACCAAAGAGGACATTCGCCTTGCTGAGTATTACTACACAGTGCGCGAGAAAGCCACTTTGTATCAATTGAGCGATGGTTCAAGCACTTTCTCTGATGACAAAGACTTTTTCAATCGCTTGGCTATGGCTGGCATCACGGTCATTGACCAACGCCCGTCTTACAAGAAAACCATCAAGTATTGCAAGCTGACTGCCACAGAAATCATTGAAGAAGGCTCTTGGGCTGGTCGTTACATCCCAATCGTGCCTGTGTATGGTCGCCATATCGTGATTGGTGACAAGCGCAAGAAATTCGGCATGATTCGTTACGCCAAAGACCCACAGCGTATGTATAACTTCTGGCAAACGTCTATTACTGAAGGCGTTGCATTGGCTCCAAAGGCTAAATGGCTGCTGGCTGAAGGTCAAGACGAAGGTCACGAAAACGATTGGGCGCAAGCAAACATTAAGTCTTTCCCTGTCCTGCGTTACAAGCAAACAGACATTGAAGGTCGCCCTGCTCCTGTGCCAACCCGTCTGCAACCTGAACCGCCTCAAGCTGGCGTGATGGCTGCTGCCGCTGGTGTGGACAACGACATTAAATCAATCATGGGTGTGTTTGACCCTGCCCAATTGGGTCAAGGCAACATCTCTGGCAAGGCTTTGAACGGTCAGCAACAACAAGTTGACCTGACAAATTACGACTATTACGACAACCTGACACGCTCAATTGCTCACGTTGGCAAGATTTGCTTGGATTTGATTCCAAAAATCTACGACACAGAACGAGTTATGCGAATCATTGGTGATGATGGCAAGCCAGACTTGTTGACTATCAACCAGCGTGAAGCCACAGGCCGTGTGTTGAACGATATGAGCGTTGGACAATACGACATTGTGATGGACACTGGCCCTGGCTATGACAGCAAGCGTCAAGAAGCCGTGGCAAGCATTGGCCCAATCTTGGCAAGCGACCCTGCTTTGATGGACAAAATTGGCGACCTGTACTTCAGAAACCAAGATTTCCCTGGCGCAGACGTTATTGCAGACCGCTTGGCTACGCTTAACCCGTTGGCTCAGATTGACGAACACAGCGACATTCCACCGCAAGTTCAGATGCAATTGGCACAAGCCAAGAAGCAAATTGAAGATATGCAACAGCAAATGCAAGCAATGGCGCTTGACCTGAAGTATGGTCAGTCTGTGGCTCAAATCAAGGAAGATGGCAACACCAAGCGCAAGCTGATGGATGTAACTTCACGCGCCCACAACACTGAAACATTGGCAGAAGTTAAGGTCAATGACCAGAACACCCGTTCAATCACAAGTCAAAACAAGACTGAGATTGACGCAATTGTTCAGCTTTTGTTGCACCACATGGACACAGGCCGTTTGGAGCATGAATTGGCTTTGCGTAACGCAGAACAAGGGCAATATGCTCAATCTGCCGCAGAAGACATTAGCCAAGGCGCTAACCCATTGATTCAACAGTAAGGAAATATCATGGCAAGAAGTATTGTTACCAGCGAAAATAAAGCTGAATATGACGAAGCTAAATTAAGCCCGTCTGTAAAACGTGCTTATGAAACTGACCGTCAATCGGCTGAAACAGCGTCAAAAGGTGCAAAAGACCATTTAAGCCATGCTGCCGCAGCTAGAGCGCACAAACGTGCATCTATTTATGCGCACCCGCCTGAAAACGTGGAAAAGCATCTTTCAGAAGCAAAGCGTCATTCAGCAGAAGCCCGAAAACTTGAGCGTCTTGAAAAAGAACGTTATGTCAAAGAAAAAATGGCAAACGCTGATAAAGAAAGAATGAGATTTAATCGTAAGGTTGGAAACATTGCCAGTACAGGTTACGAAAAAGATTGATAGTCAAATGATTCTGTGGTAGATTAACCACAACCTTACCCGTCAGGTAGACGGGGCAAATTCGGAGTGACAACGTAATGTCTGAAAAAAATGCAGGTCAAGTTTTGACCAGCGAAAACGCAGCGGAATTTTATGCAAACAGATTAGGTTTAGCTGAATCACCAGCTCCTGCCGAGGCTGTGGAAGAATCCACAGAGCCGACAGAAGCAGTTGAACAGAGTGAACCTGAAGAAGCAGAAGCCGAAGCAAAACAAGAGGGTGAGCGCAAGCAAAATCCTAAACTTGAGCGCCGTTTTTCTGAGATTACTAAGCAACGTGAAGAAGCGCGTAAAGAAGCGCAACAAGAACGTGAAGCGAGGCAAGCTCTAGAAGCGCGTTTGGCAGCTTTAGAAGGCAAACAACAGCCCACAAAGGCAGAGTTTGTTGACGAAAAGCCGCAACCTAGCCAGTTCAGTGATGCGTTTGAATATGCTGAAGCTCTTGCCGAGTACACAGCCGACAAACGAATCAGTGAAATGAAGCAACAAGAAGCTCAGGCAAAAGAAGCCGAGCAGCGCCAAAAGGTTATTACCCAATGGACTGCAAAGGTGGAAGCAGCCAAGCAATCGTTGCCTGATTTTGATGACATTGTTGCATCGAGTGATGTGGTCGTAAATGATGACATTCGTGATGCCATTCTGGAGAGTGATGTTGGGCCGCAAATCCTGTATCACCTAGCTGAAAACGATGAAGTCGCTAAAAAAATCGCTGGTTTGTCGCCAAAGCAAGCGTTGCGAGAGATTGGGAAGTTGGAAGCTCGTTTCGAGGCAAAGCCCGAATCTGAGAAGCCAGCCCCTATTGTTAGAAGTAAAGCACCAGCACCGATTCAACCGATTCGCGGGGGTAAGAACACACCTGATGTGCCACTAGATTCCAATGGGGTCTTCTTTGGTACAGCAGCGCAGTGGAAAGAACTCCGTAAAGCGGGAAAAATTCGGTAAACCTAATCTTTTTGAAAGCAAAAAATGTCAAACAATTTATTGACCATTAGCAAAATCACCAACGAAGCGTTGATGGTTTTGGAAAACGAGTTGACCTTCACTTCTGAAGTTGACCGCAACTATGACGACCAGTTCGCTGTCGTGGGCGCAAAAATCGGTAACACCGTGAACGTTCGCAAGCCTGGTCGTTTCATTGGTACTACTGGCCCTGCCCTGAACGTTGAAGACTTCAACGAGACTTCAGTGCCTGTTACCTTGTCCACACAATTCCACGTTGACACTCAGTTCACTACACAAGACTTGGCTTTGTCCTTGGATATGTTTAGCGACCGCGTGTTGAAGCCTGCAATCGCTGCAATCGCCAACAAGATTGACCGTGACGGTATGGCTATGGCTGTGGCTCAGACTGCCAACATCGTTGGTACTGCTGGCACTGTTCCAACCGACCTGTTGACCTACTTGACTGCTGGCGCTTATCTCGACAGCGAAGGCGCACCACGCGATGGTCGCCGTTCATGTATCGTTGAACCCTTCACATCTGCTTCTATCGTGAACAGCTTGAAAGGTTTGTTCGTTCCTCAAGAAGCCATTGCATCTCAATACCGTAAAGGTTTGATGGGCCGTGATTCTGGTGGTATGAACTGGAAACTTGACCAAAACGTTGTGGCACAAACTTTCGGCGACAACAGCACCGACACCGTGACCGCTTCTGTGAACACCACAACTGGCACTGGCTTCTTGACTTCTGGTTGGGCTTCTAGCTCCACTATCAGCATGACTGCCGCCAACACAGGTATCATCAACCTGAACGCTGGTGACGTATTCACTATTGCTGGTGTGTACGCTGTTAACCCACAGAACCGCCAAGCCTACGGCTCGAACAAGCTGCGTAACTTTGTTGTGAAAACAACCGTTGCAATCAGCTCTGGTTCTTCTGCCAACGTGGTTGTGTCTCCTGCCGTTATCACTGCTGGTCAATTCCAGAACGTGAGCATCCCAACCACTTCTAGCACTGCTGCCGTTACTCAGTTCAACAAAACTGGTGTGGTGTCTGCTCAGAACATCATCATGCACAAAAACGCTTTCACTTTGGCTTGCGCCGATTTGGAATTGCCAGAAGGTGTGCATTTTGCTGGTCGTGCTTCCGACCGTGAAATTGGTTTGTCAACCCGAGTTGTCCGCCAATATACAATTAATAACGATAGTATTCCTACTCGTATTGATGTGTTATACGGATGGGCTCCTTTGTACCCAGAATTGGCTTGCCGCGTTGCCAGCTAATTGAGAATGGGGGCTTAAAAACCCCCGTTTTTTAAAACTCTTTTTAAGGAAATATCATGTCTAATCCAGGACCAGCATCGACCCAAACCCCCGTTTATTTGCTCAATGGCAATGCCGCTGATGGCATCCTTCTTGGCGCTTCTGGCGGCTTGATGGGCTTTTACGGCGAAACTCCAGTTGCACAAGCAGGCGCAATCACCGCATTGACCGCTGCCCCAACAACTGCTGAGTTTGTTGCCGCAACTAACGCTATCATCACAGCACTGCAAAACATCGGCCTCACAGCCTAATTTCGCAGTTGCCTTTACGCCACCTGAGTAAAATCGGGTGGCGTTTCTTTTTGAGAAGGAAAAAGAATGAAACACGTAATGATTGCCATTCCTGCTTATACGGGAACGGTTCACATGGGAACAATGCGTTCCTTGATAAACGACACACTAGAACTGGTCAAAAGGGGTGACCGCTTTACGTTAGTCGATGACATTGGAAACGCGCTAATTGCTGACAGCCGAGGCATCATTGCCACACGCTTTTGGGAATCAGACTGCGACCAATTGATTTTTGTTGATTCGGATGTAACTTGGCAGGCTGGCGCTTTGCTCAAGCTAATTGATGCTCCTGTTGACTTGGTGGCTGGCATTTACCCTGGTCGCCGTGACCCAATCAACTACATGATTCACTACCTTGACAAGAAAGAACTGTGGGCAGACCCAGACACGGGCTTGCTTGAAGTCAAATCAGTGCCAACAGGGTTTATGAAAATAAGCCGCAATTGCATTGAAAAGATGATTGCTGAATACCCTGAACGCCACTTTTACACCGCAGAACGTGACAAACAGTTCTATCCATTGTTTGACCATGTATTTGAAGATGGTTACAAGTGGGGTGAAGATTACAGTTTCTGTATTCGTTGGCGAAACATTGGCGGTCAAGTGTGGGTTGACCCTGAAATGGCTATGGGCCACGTTGGATATAAAATCTTCCAAGGGCATCTAGGAAATTACCTGAGAAATAGGTAAAATCAGCCCATCTTTGCAAAGGAAAATCTATGTCTACTCCTTTCCGTGTGGTTGGACCCACAGTGGCAGTTTCTGCTGGCGCTACCGCCACCACAGAACGCTTGGTCAACAACGACCCAAACATTCAATGTAACTACGTTTCCCTGATTAACACTGGTACGACCAGCGTTGCGGTGAAGTTTGGTCCTACTGGTGTCGGCGCTCCTGTGCTGCCTGTTAGCGCAACCAACACTGGTGACTTTGTGTTGCCACCTTCAATGAATGATGCAATCATGTTTGCTGTTCCTACCACTCCCACTTATGTGCGAATGATTGGTTCGGCTGCTGGCCCTTCTATCGTTTACGTTACCCCAATCGCTTTTTAAGGGGGCTTTATGGCTGACCCCGCCGAATCAGAAAACCAAAACTTACTGCCTGTTCAGGCGTATTTTTCGGTTGACGGTGAATTTCAAACCTTCATTGGTCAGGGACAGCCGTTTTATGCGACTGTGGACCCAGACCAATCAGGTCTGAACATCACAAATAGCACGATTAACAGCACGACCATTGGGGCGACAACGCCTTCAACTGGCGTGTTTTCTAACGTTGCAACGACAACTGGCACGATTTCCACTGCGCCTTCTGCCAACACAGATATTGTCAACAAACAATATGTGGATGCAGTCGCCCAAGGGCTAAACCCTAAACAGGCTGTCAAATGCGCTACAACCGCAGACATTACTTTGTCTGGTTTGCAGACCATTGACACTTACACCACATTGGCTGGTGACCGTGTTCTGGTTAAGAATCAAAGCACACAGTCACAGAACGGCATTTACATTGCTGGCGCTGGTGCTTGGACACGCGCAACCGATATGGATGTGTGGTCAGAAGTGCCAGGCGCTTACACGGTAATCCTGAACGGCTCTGCCAACATCAACACTGGTTGGGTTTCCAATTCTGCCGACACTGGCACGATTAACGTCACCGCAATCACGTTTGTTCAGTTCTCAGGAACTGGCACTTATTACGCTGGCACAGGCTTGAGCCTTGCCGCTAATACGTTCAGCATCACAAACACTGGCGTTACTGCGGCAACCAAAGGTTCTGCATCAAAGACCGTCACGGCTACTGTCAACGCGCAAGGTCAACTGACCAGCTTGACAGACCAAGACATTGCCATTGCAAACACTCAAGTTTCTGGGCTTGGCACTATGTCAACCCAAAACGCCAATTCTGTTGCCATTACTGGTGGCACGATTGACGGGACAACGATTGGCGGCACGACTGCTGGCGCTGTAACTGGCACAACCATCACGGCAAACACGCAATTCACGGGTTCTGGCGCTGGTCTTACAGGTACAGCGGCAAGCCTTTCAATTGGCGGCAATGCAGCAACCGCAACAACGGCTGGTTCTGCTACGACTGCCACCACTGCAACTAATCTTGCTGGTGGCTCTGCTGGAACAGTGCCATATCAAGCCTCAAGCGGTTCAACTTCAATGTTGGCGGTTGGCACAAATGGTCAAGTTTTGACTTTGGCTGCTGGCTTGCCTTCTTGGGCTACGCCTACGGTTGGCACAGTCACATCGGTTGGCGGTACAGGTACGGTTTCTGGCATTTCCTTGTCAGGTACGGTTACAAGTTCAGGCAATTTGACCCTTGGCGGCACACTTGATTTGTCAAGCCCACCCGTTATTGGTGGCACAACCCCTGCGGCAATCACAGGCACGACAATTACGGCAAACACAAAGTTTGTTAGCCCTTATTTTGATGCGGCAAATTCTGCTGGTGGCGCTTTGCGTAATGCCTCTGGCGCCGCTCAAATTCAATGGGGAAGCGGTGGCGGCAATAACGTAACTGTTGACGTATCAACCAACCTAAACGGTTCTAATGCTCAAATTGACATTAGCCCAACAGGAACTGGTCACGTTCACATGAAGCCAAGTGGTGCGGGGTCTGTTGAGATTGCCCCAACCAATGCTGGAACTTTGGACAATTTGGTAATTGGTGGCACAACACCTTTGGCTGGTACGTTCACAAACTTGAGATTTAACACAAATCTTTCTGTGAATGGCTCAACTGGAACAATTGGACAAGTTTTAACGTCTAACGGTTCAGGCTTGCCAACATGGACAACGCCAGCATCTGCTGTGACGGTAAGTGATGACACCAGCACTGCCACAACCCGTTACCCGTTGTTTGCAGACGCTACAAGCGGCTCTGCTTCAACAATCTACACCAGCTCCACCAAATATCAATATGTGCCTTCTACGGGCATTTTGACAGCTACTGGCTTTGCTGGTTCAGGCGCAGGGTTAACTGGTACAGCAACAAGTCTTTCAATCGGTGGAAATGCGGCAACAGCAACAAGCGCAACCACAGCCACAAACTTGGCTGGCGGTGCTGCTGGTTCTTTGCCATATCAGGCAAGTTCAGGCTCTACAACCCTTTTGGCTGCTGGTTCTAACGGTCAAATCTTGACCTTGGCTTCTGGTGTGCCATCTTGGGCTGCTGCTCCTGCAACTGGTATCACAATCACTGATGACACAACGACCAACGCCACGCGCTATTTGGCTTTTACAAGCGCCACATCTGGCTCTGTAACAGGCCAGAACGTATCGTCTACCAAGCTGCAATACAACCCAAGCACAGGGACTTTGAGTTCCACAAACGTGACTGCAAGCGGTACGGTGACAGGTGCTTTGGTCAACGCAACGAATGGCATTGTGATTAACAGCCAAACAGTTGCCGCAAGCTATTCAATCCCAAGCGGTTCAAGCGCCATGTCTGCTGGTCCAATCACTGTTGCTTCAGGGCAATCTGTGACGGTGGCAAGCGGTTCGCGTTGGGTTGTTTTATAAAGGAAAGCCATGTTTGAATGGAAAATTCTTGAAATTCAAGCCAAAGATGGTTTGATTACTCAAGCTAAATACCACGTTACGCTGTCAGAAGATGGTAAGACTGTGGAAACAGAAGGCCATTGGAAGTTTGGTGACCCTGTTTTGTCTGTGCCATTTGAGCAAGTGACTGAGCAAGTTGTTGCTGGCTGGATTAAGCAAGAGGCTGTTCAATACGGCAAAAATATCATAGAATCATGCCTAACGGAACAGCTTGAAGCATTTAAGACGCAGAAGGTCTTGCCGCCCTGGGTTCCACAGGTATTCACATTGGATATGAAATGACAAAGCCAATTGAAATCATTAGCAGGGCATTAAAAGACATTGGCGCATTAGAAGCTGGTGAAACACCCACGCCTGAAGCAGCCCAAGACGCTTTTGAAATGATGAATGACTTGGTTGACCAGTGGTCAAACGAGAACATGATGGTTTTCAACGTCACGGAAATCATTTTCCCTGTCATTCAAAACCAAGTCCAATACAGCCTTGGGCCATACCCAGAAACCACCAACTTTATTGGCGCTTCTTTTGAAGGCTCAATTGCTGGCGACATTCTGACTGTTACAAGCGTCAACTCAGGCGCTGTGGCACAAGGTCAGTTGCTAAGTGGTGGCGGCATTGTGTCAGGCACAAAGATTATTCGCAGCATCACAGGCGCTGGCGGTAACGTCATTGAAGCTGGTACTTATCGCGTAAACATTCCACAGACTGTGGCTGCTACGACAATCACAGCCAACTACCAAAAGCCTTTAAACATTGATTCTGCGTTTGTTCGTGTGAACACAACGTCAAACGGTCAGCCAATCAACAGCGGTGGTTTGGACTACCCAATTTCTGTGCTGGCGCTTCAAGACTATCAAATGATTGGTCTGAAGACGTTGAACGGTCCTTGGCCCAAAGCGATTTACTACAACCCAAATGAAGATTCAGGCAACTTGTTTGTTTGGCCTAGCCCATCGCAAGGTGAAATGCACTTGTTTGCAAACACTTTGTTTACGCGCTACGGCAATCTTTATGAAGAAGTCAGCTTACCGCAAGGCTATTCAATGGCGTTGCGCTGGTGCTTGGCTGAACGTTTGATGCCTATGTATGGCAAAGTAAACGGCACTCAGATTCAAATGATTAACGCTTACGCTGCACAGGCAAAAGCCACGTTAAAACGAACCAATATGTCGCCACTTCAAACGGCTCGTTATCCTGATGCTCTTTTGGTCAACAAGGCTAAAGACGCTGGCTGGATTCTCACTGGCGGCTTTATCTAAGGAACTGACATGGCATCGACCACGTTTATTGACAATCAAACGGTTATTGTTGCCTCATGGCTCAATGACGTTAACTCTGCTGTCTATGATGGTGAATCAATCAGCGGCATCTTGAACGGCACAACACTTGCGTTGCAAACTGGCGGTTTGGATGCTTTGAACATTGATGCCAGCCAAAACGTTAGCATCCCTAATTTAGTTTTGCCAAATGGCTTAACTTTTACTGATGGCACAACTCAAACAACAGCCGCCTACATGGGTGCAAATAACTGTATGTTTGAGAACAACATGACAATCACTGATGATTACACTATCACAACAGGTAGAAGCGCAAACAGCGTTGGCCCTATCTCAATTGATAGTGGCGTGACTGTGACAATCCCAGACGGTAGCCGTTGGGTTATTTTGTAAGGAAAGAATATGGCATACGGTTCGGTTTTAACAGATGTGGTGCAGTCAAGCACTGCTGGCACACCGCCTCAGTTTAATGATGGCAATAGCGTTCAAATTGGTACGCTGTGTCGTGCTTGGGTGAGTTTTGCTGGTGGAAGTGGCACTCGTAACGCAAGTTTTAATGTGAGCAGTGTTACTCGAAACGGTACTGGTGATTACACAGTGAACTTTACAACCGCCATGCCAGATGCTTATTACTCCATTTCAACTCAAAGTTATTCATCTGGTTCAGGAACAATGAGCTGCGGTTTAGGTGATTACAACTCAAACGGCACGTTAACTACAACGTCAGCAAAGATATTCGTTGGTTATGGGGGTAGCAGCGCAAAAGCAGACCCAAACAACGTCACTGTTGCGTTCCATAGATAAGAGTACACCATGACAACAACAATCAACGCATCCCCTACAAACGGTTTAGTCCAGACTGCCGATGGCTCTGGAATAATGTCCGTTTATTGGTTGCGTTGCGCTGAACATACAGATATGTTTAGCCAAGGGTATGTTGGAATTACTAGGCATGGTCGTGAGAAACGTAGGTTTCGGGAACACAAGACTGTTGGTCAAAACGCTCACCTACGCAACGCGCTGAACAAATATGAAGTAGTGCAGGAAATCTTGCTGATTGCTGACAAAGACTATTGCAAAGAGATTGAGCAAAAGTTGCGCCCAGAAGCAAACATTGGTTGGAACATTGTCGCTGGTGGTGGATTACCGCCCAGCTTTAAAGGCAAGAAGCGTTCTGCTGAGTTTGTTGAGCGTTTGAGGCAACAAGTTCAATCTGCTGAAACCAGAGCAAAGCGTTCTAAATCAATGTTAGGCAATCAAAACGGCGTTGGTCGTAAATTAACAGAAGAACAGAAAAAAGCCATATCAATCAGAATGAGCGGCGATAATCATTACAGCAGAAAGAAGGTAAATAATGGCAAGCATAATTAACGCCAGCCCGACTAACGGGATTGTGCAAACCGCTGATGGTAGCGGCGTTCTCAAGATTCAGTCCAATTCTGTTACCACCAATGCTTTGGCTTGGGGTACTTTTCAAGGCGCTTCAGGAACCATTGACGCGTCTTATAACGTAAGCAGTGTTACTCGAAATAGCACTGGTGATTACACAATCACATATACAAACGCAATGCCAAACGCAAACTACGCTTGGATGGGTTCATGTAGCCAAAACTTGAGCGGCAACCCCGCAAACTTCTGCGTTGGTTACCCAGACAACAGCTCTCTTCAGACATATTCAACAACACAAACACGAGTTACAGTAAAAGCTGGCTACCCTTCTGGTATGGCTGACGTCCCACGAGTAACTTTTGTAGTATTTGGAAACTAAGGAATAAATCATGGCACAAGTAATCATCTTCACAAACGACAACGGCGGCGTGAGCGTCTGCATCCCCACAGGCGAACTCGACATTCACGCTGTCAAAGCTAAAGACACCCCATCAACTTCTATCATCGTTCAAGATTCTGAACTGCCTCAAGCAGACAACGACTTCTTCAACGCATGGGAACTCGCTGATGGTGTTGTGACTGTCAACGTGGACAAGGCCAAGGAAATCACTAAAGCCCGTCTACGCGCTGAACGTGAGCCTTTGTTGGCTGCTCAAGATGTGCTGTTCCAACGCGCTCAAGAGACAGGTGGCGACACTGCTGCAATCGTGGCTGAGAAGCAACGTCTGCGTGACGTTACAGGCTTGGTTGACGGTTGCACAACTACTGCACAACTTCGTGCATTGTCAGCATGAATCGCATCGTTGTAGACCTTGCAACGGGTCAACAAGAAGTGGTTGCATTGACACAAGCGGAGCTAGACGCTGCTGCTGTGCAATACGCTGCGTGGCAAGTTGAAGAAACTGCTCGATTGGCTAAAGTAGCCGCAGAAGAAGCAAAACAAGCCAAGTTCCAAGAGTGGCTGGCTACACAAGGGGAAGCAGAATGAGTTTAGTTCTTAATGGCGATACAGGCGTACAGGGCAACTCTGGCGCTTTTGTAGCTGGCACAGCCGTAGCAAGCACATCTGGCACTAGTATTGACTTTACGTCTATCCCTTCTTGGGTTAAGCGTATCACTGTGATGTTTAGCGGTGTTTCAACAAACGGAACATCCCTTCAAATTATTCAAATTGGCACATCTGGCGGTATTCAAACAACAGGCTATGCTGGGACTGCATCTACAAACGGCGCAACTGTATCTTCTGCCGCTGGTGTTTTAGTTGGCTATCGCGGAGATGCCGCAAACGTATATTCAGGCGCTATTGTTTTTACCCTGTTGAATACAGCCACAAATTTATGGGTTGCTCAAGGCGTTAATAGCGGTGCTGGCGGTTCAACTGGGGATAGTTCAATGATTGGTGCTACCAAAACATTGTCTGGGTCGCTTACACAACTTCGCATCACCACAGTCAACGGTACAGACACCTTTGACGCTGGTTCAATCAACATTCTTTACGAGTAATCTATGGCAGATTTTGGTTTTATCGGGCCAAGCTATGAAGCTCCATCCATCTACCAAGATGCACAGGAACTGATTAACTTCTTTGGAGAAATCGATCCGATGAAACAAGCGGGAGAGCGTGGCATTGTTGCGCTTTACCCAACGCCAGGGCTGACGCAATTCGTTCAACTACCCCCAGAAGAAGAAGTGCGCGGTATGCGTACCATTTCTGGCGGTCAGTTGATGATTGCTGTCTCAGGCCCGTATGTTTATGCGATTAACGCAACTGGCTCTTATTTCCTGCTTGGGTTCTTGAACTCTACGTCAGGCCGTGTCAGCATTTCCGATAATGGCATAAACGTTTACATCGTTGACGGTTCTTACCGTTACACATGGCGCATCAACAGTTTGCCAGTGACAAACTTTGTTGGCTCAGTCTCAAGCACCACATTGACCGTTTCTTCTGTTGCTTCTGGCACTATTCGTGTCGGACAACAGATTTTTGGCGTTGGTATGCTGCCAAACACCATCATTACCGCATTAGGTACTGGTTCAGGCGGCACAGGTACTTACACAGTCAATCAGTCTCAGACCGTAACCAGCCAAACAATGAACGGTGTTCAGGCTGGCGCTACCGTTACGGCTTCAATTGGTCAGACTTTAACTGGCGTTGCTGTTAGTGGGATTGCTGGTCAATTTACTGCAACCGCTGCTGGAACGACTTTAGAAGTTGGTCAGGCCGTGACAATTAGCGGAACTGCTGGCGGTATTGGTTCAATTGTTGGCTACACAAACCCAACAACCTATTACATCACTGCCACCAACGGAACAACGTCATTCACATTGTCAACAACTCCAACTGGTAGTGGCGTGACAACTGTGATTGGTTCGCTTACTGGCCTGACTTTTGCCGTAGCTAACACCACCATGACCATTTCGGCTGTGGCAAGCGGTGTTGCCTACCTTGGTCAAACAGTCCAAGGCGTTGGCGTAACGTCAGGAACAATCATCAATGCCTTTGGCACTGGTTCTGGTTCAACTGGCACATACACTGTAAGTTCAGCACAATATGTGGCTTCAGAAACCATGTATTTGCTCAACTTTAGCCAAATGCCAGCCACAGACGGCGCGTTTAGCGGTGGTGGCACTGTGGACATTGTGGACAACTATTTTGTCTACAACCGCCCAAATTCACAGCAATGGGGTGCAACAAACACATTGTCGCCAATCAGTTCTGGTTTGAGCTTTGCCAGCAAAGACGGTGCGCCTGACTATTTGGTTTCGCTGATTGTTGACCACCGTGAAGTTTATTTGTTGGGTTCTGAATCGTCAGAAGTTTGGACTGATGTAGGTGCGTTTCCGTTCCCATTCCAGCGCATCCCTGGCACTTCTACCCAACACGGCATTGCCGCGCAATATTCAATGGCTCGTTTAGGCAACTCGTTTGCTTACCTGTCAAAGAATAACCGTGGTCAGGGCATGATTGTTCAGATGAACGGCTACACCCCAACACGCATTTCTACTCACGCAGTAGAAAACAGTCTGTTAAACCAAAACATCACTGATGCCGTTGCTTACACGTACCAGCTTGAAGGCCATGAAATCTATGTGATTTCGTTCCCAAGCATTGACCTTACATGGGCTTACGACACATCAACAACGATGTGGCATAAGTGGCTGTGGGTCGATTCAAACAACGTTTATCACCGTCACCGTTCCAACTGCTCTGCTTCTTTTAACGGCAATGTTTACGTTGGCGATTGGGAAAACGGCAAGATTTACTTGTTGGACACAGAAAACTACACAGACGATGGTGGTGAGATTCGCAGATTGCGCCGTTGCCCACACTTGGTTTCTGACTTGCAACGTCAATACTTTGATGAATTGCAGATTCAGTTTCAGCCAGGCGTGGGTTTGTCGGGCGTTTCCAATTCGGCTAACAGCTCTGCCATCGCTGGAATTGCCATTGCTGGCATCGCTATTGCTGGTTCAACTGGCACTGCATCGGCAAACGTAGACCCACAGGCCATGCTTCGCTGGTCAAATGACGGTGGCTCTACTTGGTCGCGTGAGTATTGGGTTGGTATCGGTAAACAAGGCCGTTACAAGAATCGTGCCATTTGGCGCAGATTGGGTATGGCGCGTGACCGAATCTTTGAAGTGGCGATTACAGACCCTGTAAAGGCTGTGATTGTGTCTGCAAACCTTAAAGCAAGTGGAGCGGATAACTAATGGCAGGCGGTCTACCAAGTTCACCACAACTGAACCCATACCCACAGTCTGAGTTTTTGGATGGAAACACCAAAAGACCAACACGGGCGTGGCAACAGTTCTTTTTGAACATCATTAACTTTTCATCGTCTGATTCTGCAACCACAGAAGCGGCTGGACCAACGTTGCCAGCTAACCCTGTGGGCTTCATAAACATCACAGTAAATGGGCAACCTTTTAAAGTTCCCTATTACAATCAGTAACATGACAGAACTTGTTGAAAAAACCGTTCCAACGCTTGAAGAAATTGAGCGTTTGCAACACGAAATGATGCAAATGCCTCAAGCAGAGTTGCAGACGGAACATTATTTTTCTGGTGGTATGTACTGCCGAAAGTTGACAAGACCAGCAGGCACTTTGATTGTTGGAAAAGTTCACAAGAAAGACCATTTCTTTTTGTGCGCCAAGGGTCAAATTATTGCTTGGTCAGAAAAAGGCATGGTCACGTTGAATGAAGGTGATGTGATTGCATCCAAAGCAGGCACAAAGCGCGTTACGTTGGCTGTTACCGATGCAATTGGCATCACTTTTCATAAAACCAGCAAAATCAATTTGGACAAAATTGAAAAAGAATTGATTGAGCCAGATGAACTGGCATTGTTTGATTCAAGCAACAAACTTAAAGCGCAGGCTTTAGAGGGTAAATAATATGTCATGGGTAGCAGCAGCAGTTGCAGGCGCAACACTCGTTAGTGGATATTTGGGCGCAGAAGCCGCTGGTGATGCAGCAGAAACGCAAGCCGCAGCACAGCGTGAATCTGCACGATTGCAGAAAGAAATGTTTGATGTTCAGAATAAACAACAAACAGGTTTTCGCGCAGCAGGACAGCAAGGGCTAGCGCAAATTGGCGCTTTGGGTTCTGGTCAATATCAAACTTATGACGAGGCAGGCAACCCTGTTGGCGACTTAAAAACTGGTTCTGGTTATTTAACCAAACAGTTTACGCCTCAAGACTTTGCCGAGGGCATGGACCCTGGTTACGCTTTCCGTTTAAAGATGGGACAAGACCAAGCTATGCGCCAAGCTAACCTTGGTGGTGGTGCTTTAAGTGGCAACGCTTTGGCTGGTCTGCAAGACTACACACAAGGCCAAGCAAGCCAAGAATATGGTAATGCGTTTAACCGTTTCCAAACGCAACGTGGCAATATTTACAACACTTTGGCTTCAATTGCTGGCTTGGGTCAGACTTCATTGGGTCAAACAGGTGCTGCAAGCGGTCAAGCTGGTGCAAACATTGGACAAGCAATTTCTAATGCTGGTTCTGCTCAAGCGGCTGGAACTGTCGGCGCTGCAAATGCGTATGGTGGTGCAATTCAAAGTGCTGGAAATCAATACTATTTGAGCCAACTATTAAAGCCACAAACAGCAACTCCAACTGGTTATGGAACTCCAGTTCAGCAACCAATTGACGTAAATATTGGATAAGGAACAATCATGGCTGATTTCACACCAGTTGCATTAGGCGTAAAACCACCAGAAGGCATGAGCCTTGGTGACATGGTAAACATTGCCCGTGGCGCACAGGCTTTTCGTCAAGCTGAACAAGTCAACCCTTTGGCTGTTGAGCAAGCACAAGAAGCAACAAAGCAAACAAAGTTAAAAACTGAAACAGACACAATGGGTCTGCAACAGAAACGCTTTAAAAACATTGCTGACAGTCAGATTTCAATGATTAACAACCCTTTGGTTATTGCCGCAGAGCGCAACCCAAATGCTGTTGACCCTGCAAAACTTGCTGAACTTGTCAAACGCAACGGCATGACAACCGCCAAGGCTTTGGGCATTGCTCCAGAACAAGCCAATGAATTGCTTGCTCCTTATGTTGAGTTGGCGACAACCAATCCTGCTGCTTTGCGTCAATACTACAAAGAGCGTCACATTCAAGGTTTGGATGAAGGCGCTCGTACATCTGCACTTGGTGCAAGCGGTGTTGGCGTTAATACTGGTGCTGGTGGTTACACAGTCCAAACTGGTGAATTTGGGCCACAGCCTGCGGGTGCAGTTGTGCCTGGCACAGCCTACACAACACAACTGCCACCAACACAACAGTTGGTTTCTCAAGCTGGCGATGGAACTGGTCTGCCGCCTGGCACTCCTTACGTCAAAGGTCCAGCAGGCGCAGAAGCTACTGGCGCTCCAAAGATGGCAACTGGCATTTCTTCTGCTGGCGCGGCTGCTGCAAACGTCACTAATGAAGATTGGGCCAAAACCCAAAAAGCCGCAACAGAAGCACAGCCACGCATTGCCATTTTTCAGAACATCAAGAAGTTTGCACCTGATGCCTTCACTGGCACTGGTGGCGCTCGTAAGGAATTGGCGGCTGGTATTCTTAACGCTGTTGGCATTTCTGCTTATGAAGCCGAAAAGGTTTCCACAGAAGAATTGGCTAAGAACTCTGCACTGTTAGCAATGGCTGGCGGCAACACTGACGCAGCAAGGGCTTTGGCTGAAATTGCCAACCCAAGCAAGAAACTGAACGAACGTGCCATCAAGGAAATTTCAAATCAGATGATTGGCATTGAGAAGATGAACCAAGCCAAGGCTGCGTTCTTGTCTCCTGTTGCTCAAGATTCTGCCGCTTATCAACAAAAGCTCAACGTATTCAATCAAGTGGCTGACCCACGCTTGTTCCAAGAAGCAACGCCAGAGGATGTGGCTAGAATGAAAGCCAGAATGTCCAAGGCTGAAATTGCTGACTTTGGCAATCGTGTGAAATTGCTCAAACAGATGGGATTGACACAATAATGGCAACAGTCGCTGACCTTTGGGGTGAACCAGAAGTAAAGCCTAAAGGTGGCGCTTCTGACATTTCGCCCAAGCAAAAATCTTTCAGCACCTATAAAAACGGTATTGAAATCAATGAACAATTTGTTCCACAGCAACCACAAGGCGCAACTATTGCTGACTTGTGGGAAGCTACGCCTGCCGCAACTCCTGCTCAACTAAAACAACAGTCTGGCAGCATTGTTGGCGATGCAATCAAAACTGGCTTTGAAATGCGTCAGAAATTGCAAGGCGCTGGTGAAGTTGGCTTGACCGCTTTGACAGGCGCTGTGGCTGCTCCATTGGCTGCTGCTACTGGTCTTGTCTCTGCGGTTCGTTCTGGCAAGTTTGGCACGAAAGAGGGCGTTCGCGCTGGTGAAGAACAAGCTGCAAACTTGATGGGTCAAATGACCTATCAGCCACGCACAGAAAAAGGCCAAGAGTACATTCAAGGGTTGCAAAAAGCCTTTGAAGCAAGCAAATTGCCGCCTGTTGGCGTTCCTGAAGCCGCTGGCTTGGCTTCTGTTGTTGGCCCTGCCACACAGCAAGCAATGGGCGCACCTAGCCAGTTAAAAGCAGGATTCCAAAAGCTCAAGGCTGAATTGCCTACTGTGCGAATTGAAAAAGCTGCTGGTGGTGGTTTGCAATCTGGTGGCGCTGCTGCTAGAACAAATGAAGCTGCCGTTGTGTCTGCTTTAGAAAGCGCCAGCCCTGAACTTCAGCAATCATTGAAAGATGTGCCTGTAAGTCAGGTCAACTTGCCTGTTCTTGAGCGCCATGTTGAAGCTGATTCTTTGCCAATTCCTGTGCGTTTGACTGAAGGTCAAGCAACCCAAGACATTCACAAAATTTCAAATGAAATGAATGGCAGGGCAAAAAACCCTGAACTGGCTAATCGTTTGAATGAACAGAATGGTCAGTTGATTGAAAACTTAAACGCCATCCGTGACAACGCAGCGCCTAACGTTTTTGGCACTACTCACGTTGAAAATGGTCAAGCATTAATCAATTCTTACAAAGAAATTGACAATCAGCTTAAAGCAGGCATCAATCAAAAATACACAGCACTTAAAGATGCTGCTGGCGGTGATTTCCCTGTTGATGGCGCAGCAATTGCTGACAATACTTTCAAGAATCTCAAGAAAGAACTGAAAACCGATTATTTGCCAACTCCTATTGCCAAGCAATTGGAAGCCTTCAAAGGCGGTGAGCAAATGACGTTTGAGCAATTTGAAGCACTGCGTACCAACTTGGCTGCTGAAGTCCGTAAGGCTGAACGCGCTGGCGATGGCAATACTATTGCCGCTTGTAACGTAGCGCGTCAGGCTTTGGAAGATTTGCCTTTGACGGGCGCTGCTTCTGAACTTAAGCCATTGGCTGATGCTGCTCGCGCAGCCGCCAAGGAACGCTTTGATTTGCTAGGCAAGGACAAGGCTTACAAAGCCGCTATCAACGGCACTGTGGCTGCTGATGACTTCATTAACAAATATGTTGTGAACGGCAAAAAGGCTGATGTTGACCAGATGATTCAGATTCTTGGTCAAGATTCCGCTGCCCGTGAAACAATGGCTGCTGGCATGGTCAATTGGCTTAAAAACAAAGCTGGTGTTATTAATGAAAACGGTAACTTCAGCCAAGCTGGTTACAACAAAGCCTTGGCACAAGTTGACCCTAAGTTGCTGGCTATTGTTGGCCCTGATGTTGAAAAGCAATTAAAAACATTAGGAAATGTGGCTCGATACACACAAGTTCGACCAAAGGGCAGCTATGTAAATGAATCAAACACATTTACAGCCATGATGGGTGAAAAGGCCAAAACTGGCGCTGAACAAGCATTGAACTTGGGAAGCGTTAAAGCTGGTATTCCATTGCCTTTGGGCAGCATGGGTCGTCAGTTTTTGGCTAATCGTGCAGAAGCTCAACAACTCAAACAATCATTGCAGCCTGGCGCTGGCGTTCAATTAAAAGACATTGGTAAGGAAAAATAATGGCAGTCAATCTTTCACCCATTGGTAACGGCTTTCAGTTCTTTACCACCACAGGCATCCCACTTTCAGGCGGCTTGCTTTACGCATACGTTGCTGGTTCGTCTACGCCTTTGTCAACTTACACAAGTTCATCTGGTCTGATTGCCAACACCAACCCAATTGTTTTGGGAACTGATGGTCGCCCACCTTCTGAGATTTGGTTGACTGATGGCAGTTCATACAAGTTTGTTTTGGCTGATTCTGCAAACGTGGTCATTCAAACCTATGACAACATTGCTGGCATCTTGACAAGTGCGCCTGCTACTTCACAAGTTCCTGCTGGTTGCATTTTGATGTGGTCTGGTGCTATTGCATCAATTCCATCTGGTTATGTGATTTGTAACGGCTCAAACGGCACACCTGACTTGCGTGACAAGTTTGTGGTTGGTGCTGGCAACTCTTACGTTGTGGGCGCTACATCCAACACCACTGGCACAGGCTCTAACTTGCCTGCCTACTACGCATTGGCCTACATCCAGAAGACATAACATGGCAACAGTTGACGCAACAGAAGCCCGTCTGTCTACGCATGAAGAAATTTGTGCGCTTAGATATGAAAAAATCAATCATTCGCTAGAAAACGGCGATAAGCGCATGACCAAAATCGAATATTTGCTTTATGCGGTGATGGCGGCTGTGTTGCTTGGCCCTGGCGTTGCTGCTGAGTTTTTCAAAAAGTTAATCGGTTTGTGATGTGCCAATTGGAACTGCGTTATTCGCGGCAACAACGGCTTTCCAGTTAGTCAAAGAAGGCTGCGCTTTTTACAAAGAAGTGAAGGGCGTAGCTGGTAACGTAAAGCAAATCTATGATGAAATTTCTGGGCAATTTGCTGGCAAGACGATTACTAAGGAACAAGCTAAGAAAATTGAGGCTGAAAAGGCGCGTGTTGCGGAAGTAGCAAAAGCAGACCCTGACCAAGTTATTTTCAAGATTGGTGACGAGCTTGGAAATATGTTTGATGCGTTTGACAGGCTTGAAGAACTTTTCTGGGAACAGGAACGGGAAGCTAAGAAACTGCAAGCCGCTGGCACTTCGCTAAAGCGAATGGCTTTAAAGCGCATCATGGTGCGTCAGAAGCTGCTGGCTATGCAAGTTGAATTGCGTGAACAAATGGTGTATCACAGCCCACCTGAATTGGGTGCGTTGTGGTCGCAGTTTGAGGAAATGCGTAAGCAGATAGAAGAAGAACAACGGATTGCGCGTGAGAAGCAGGCAAAAGAAGATGCGGCATTAAGGCGTGAACAAGATGCTTTGATGCGTGAAGTTGCTGAAAAGTCAATTGATGCTGGCGTTGCTTTGGTTGGATTGATTTTTTTGGGATGGTTGTTGTGGCAAGTAAAAAACCAAGCGATTCAACGAGCGTCTTTCTGGCACATCTAATTGTGTTGGTTGTGCTGATTGTGGTTTTTGCTCTGTCTTTTATGGCCTATGTGGAAACGCTGTGGATGAAGACAGAAATTAAGAAAGAAGCCCGTGAACTACGGAAATTGAAAGAAGAACTTAGAAAGGAAAAATGATGGATGAAACGCATAAACAAAAATGGACCTATTTGATGGGCGTTACTTACATGGTGGTAAACATTGCCGACTTTGTATTGTTTCCCGTTATGTTCACCATTGTTCAATTCTGGGAGACACAAGCAGCCAATGATGCGTTTCGCCAATGGGTTCCGTTAACGCTTACTAATGGTGGTTTTATCCACATTGCGTTTGCTGCAATCTTGGGCATTTCTGCTTTTAACAAAGAAGAAAAAAAGCCTGATGCGTAATATTGTAGTTTTTGTGTTGGTTTTGGTTGGAGCGTTTTACGCTGGACACCATCAAGCCTATCTTGAACAGCAAGAGGAAATCAATCGCATTGTTGCTGAACGCGCTATTGAAGTGGCAAAAGCTACTGATGAACTTCACAAGGACAAAGAAAATGCCAAACAAAAAATTAACCAGCTTCGCGCTGATGTTGCTGCTGGCGCTGTCAGGTTGTCAGTCCGTTCCAGTTGCTCTGCCACCACTGCCGCAGGAGATACAGAAGCGCGAGCCGAACTTGACCCAAAGACTGCTGACGACCTTATCGCCATCACAGCAGACGGTGACCAAGCCATAATTGAATTGAATTCTTGCATTGACCTTTACAACAAGTTTACAAAATGAACCTTTCAGCACACTTTACCCTTGAAGAAGCCACTTACAGCGAAACTGCTGTGCGTATGGGCATCCCAAACCAACCTAGCGACATTCAATTGGAAAACATGAAACACGCTGCTGCTTGCTTGGAGCCATTACGCGCTGCAACAGGCCCGTTGCGCATCAATTCATGGTTACGTTTGCCTGATGTGAACGTGGCTGTGGGTGGCTCTAAAGTCAGTTCACACATGGATGGTTTTGCAATTGACGTTTCATCTTCTAGCTTGACACCAATTCAACTTTGTCAAAAGGTTGAAGAATTGGGCATTAAGTTTGACCAAATGATTCACGAATATGGTCGTTGGATGCACATTTCTTTTGCGCCTGAAATGCGTCAACAAAAGCTGACTATTTATCGCCCTGAAAACAAATATAAGCCTGGCATCCTGACAGAAGCCGAATACCACGCTTAATCTTGAGCAACTAACAAAGCAAGGACAACAGCAAACACAATGACGTAAACAACCACTGCTAGGCCTAGAAAGGCAACCAGTGCAATTATGTTATCCATGTTTGTGTTCCCTTGCTTCTGCTAGTGTCTGGAAGTATTCGTCACAGCGTTTGCAACGCCAAAGCCTTTGTTCTTTGACCTTTGCAACACGCTGTTCACGATTAAGCCACCCAATCGTTAGGCAAGAGTCGCCCCGATAGCTTGTCACGCTTTCGATGTGTAACGGCAACCTTGCACTTGTTTTCATTTGATTTTGGCGGCTTAACTGGTTTTGGTTCTTTGGCTTTCAGTGGCTGGTAAGGCCACGGGGCATTTGGTGCTAGAACTGTCTTGAATACGGTCAAATTCTTCATCTTCTTCTTTTGTCCATTGAATGTTGTCATAACCACTTGACCATTTCTTGTGGTCTGTTGGTCGTTGCTTGTCGCCTTTGCCGCCATCGTTCATTTGCGTACCTTCAACATTTGATCTGCCAGCGTATAGGAATGGTCTGATACGTTATTTGGAATCACTATGTTGTCACCTTCGCGGTATCCAAATGAGTGAATCAAAGCCTGCATCGCCTTGGAAGCAAAGTAATCGCGCAACGACATATCTGACGCTTTTGGATTTCTACGAGCTTCATCTATATTTGCACGTCTTTGTGCTGCTTCAAAACTTGTAAAACTCATTTAACCCCCTTTGGCATCCCTGCCTTTGAATAAACAAAAAAGTCTGTGCGTTCAATAGACACGCGCTTGGTCTTTGGAAAGTCGCTCAAGGCGCTTGTTTTAGCCCTGCCATCGCTTTCGCGTGTGGCTCTTGCCTGTGTGCCAAACTTCATGCCGTTTGCCTTGGCATCCGCTTCTTTGCGAATTGTGCTTAAAAATTCAGGCATATACGTCTGAACGTACAGCGGTGAAAAAGCGTTAATAGTCATCAATCATCCAATCAATCAAAAGTGCAAAAATCAAAAACGTAATCACAGCAAATCCTGCTGAAAAGGTTTGAACCGCCATTCACGTTCTGCCCTGCCGCTTTTGGATTGAACCTGATTGCCCGTCAATTCAATCAAATCTAGCTTCTGAAGCTCGTTCATTCGTCTGGCTACCTGATTGCTTTCAAGCCCTGTGCGCTCTGCAATACCGTCTTTGCCAAGTGGCCCA